CTATATCGCGATTGTCGTCCAATCCTTCCCGCGGTCATCATGATAGCCATCAGTCTGCTGCTGGGACCTATGCCCAAGAAGCTCTTTCGTGTTCACACCCTGCGCTTTATATAATCTTTCCGCTAAAGAACGCTGCTCGTGAAAAGTAGAAGGGGTCTTACCTTCTTGTAATGGGATCTCAGCTTTATCACGTGCCTTGCTGAAATTCGTTGTCAATGTATTGGATTTAACCTGGGCACCACGATCAGCTTGAGAAGTAGCTCTGAAAAAATGAACCAGATAGGGGCTAACGGCATAATCTCGGCAACGTGAAATTATGTCGCGCAGGCTCCAGTTTATGGCGTTCAGGCGAAGCGATAGCGGAATGGCAATTTTGCTCCCTGTTTTTTCCTGAAGAACATGCAGGTGATCATCCCAGACATCGCTAAATTTCATATTCGAAATATCTCCGAGGCGCTGGCCTGTTACCAAGGCCAGAAGCATCGCATTTCCCATATATTGATGATTGCTGTCCGCAATCTCGAATATCTTCTGCCATTCCTCCAGGCTCAGTCGCTGGCGGGTAATTTTTCGGCGGGGCTTTTTGGTCGCTGATGCTGGATCGTAACCAGGAGGAACTTCACCCGCATGCTGAGCTTCTTTAAAAATATCAACAAAGACTGTCCGCACTACCTGGGCCATTCGTGGCTGGCCAGCCGTGACGTACTCATCAAGCAGCTGGGCAATATCGCGAACATCCACAGATGGCAGTAGCTTCATACCGACTCGTTCTCGCAACAATGAAACCGGTTTGGTTTTCTGTTTGAATGTGTTCAGTTTGATGTCGCCCGTCGCCAGACGTTCTTCCTGAATCTTCCAGTATCGATCCAGCCAAGTGGATACCGTGATCGCTTTGCCTTTGCTAGTGGCGATCCTGTCGCTGATCGCCAGAATTTGCCGGGTTCTCTGTTCCGCCAGGCGCGCATTAGCTTCAGTAGCGATCGCTATAGCTTCTGCCTCATCGGTGCCCAGCGCATGGAACTTGCCTGTAACGGGATGTTTATACCGCCAGTAAACCTTATTCACCTTTCTGCTGAAGAGAGGGTAAAGGTTCGGAATAGAAACATTGTTTTTACGTGGTCGGGCTGCCATCAGCAAGAATCCTCTGAAGTATTGGCGAGTCAGTCTTTCGGATATTTGGCTTAGCCAATTCGCCTACAAGTTCTGCATCTTCCCTTACTCGCCATTTGCGACCCTGTTTCATCGCTGGTGGAGAAAATAGATTTTGTTTAGCGTATCGGCGCAAAGTATTCAATGCCGGTGGACTGCTCCGGTATTTGTCTGCTGCCCATTCCTCAAGCGTGAGCATTTGCTTCATGGCTTATTCTCCACTTTACCGGCTGCACCCGGTCATTCTTTGAAAATACAGGTCCCGCAACCATTGCGGAACCAGTCACAACAACTACCACATCGGTTTACTTTTTAATTTGCGGATCCTCCAGCGTGCTGGCCCGCACTTCAGCAAGGAAGGCGTCGGAGGCCGGGGTAGACGGCATGCCATGACCAGCGCAGGCATAATGACCAGTCCTGACGTTCTCCACATAGCACTCATCGCAGATGTACTTCTTCAGCCCCGCATTCTCTGCAGCCAGCGCATCTCGAAGCTTCGCTGTTTCGCGTTGCGCCACCAGTGCAACATCCAGTCGTGTGGCCAGCTCCCTTACCAGTTCAGCTGATGCTTTCGGCAAATAGCGTGCAGCGTGGTGGGCGGCGTGAATTAACTGAATATTGGTCAGGCGCATTTGCGGATCCCCATCAGTTCGTTGAACCGTGCCATGAACAGACCGTAGGCCTGGCCGGGGCGGAGCGGGATAACGGTAAACAGATCGGTAGGTGGGATGCCGTCGAGCACTGGCCACACGGTACCGTCGTCAATATCCAGATCCCGGCGTTCGGTACCGAGCATGACCAGGTCGGCATACTTCACCATGTCGTGCTGGTGGGCCGGTAATCCGAACTTAGCGCGGATCTCGCTATCGACATACGCCTCGATACGCTGGTAATCCGGTAGCAGGCGTTTCAGCGGCGCCGGGATGTCCTGGCAATACGCTTCAGCAGCATCATGCAGCAGCGCTTCAAGCGCGAACTCTGCGGGAACCAGCTGGCTGACAAGTACCGAGTGCTGCGCGACGCTGTAGAACTCCGGCAGGTGGCCGGCAAAGCGGCAGATGTGAGAAAGGGCAGTGGCAATGTCCTCGATCACGATATCGTCGTGATGAATATTGAGGTAGTTAATATGCTTCCCGGATAGTGTCTGAATATATGACATTACGTGTTCTCCATTAATACGCGCTGCACCGCGCCTGATTTTTGGTTGAGCGAATCCCTCGCCTGCTGGCGATCGTTAATTTAATTTCGCTTCACTAAATGCCCCTGATGCGGGGCATTTAAGGCAACGTAATTAAGCGCTGAACGAGCCGATAAAGGTTTCCACCTGGCTGTCTTTGAACTTCTCGACCAGCAGATCACGGAACTCGGTGGCCATATCTTCCTGCTGGGCTTCCAGCTGGACAATACGCAGCACCAGAGTAGGGCGATCGCCGCCGATGATGCTCAGCCGCAGTTTGAATGGACGCTCCGCCAGGCCTTCGAACGGCACGCAGCGAAACTCGAACGCCACCGGCATGATGTCCTGTGTGCGAGCTTCAACGCTTTCCATCAGAGAACGCTTACCGCTGAAGTCCTGATCCTCGTAGTCCGCTTTCTGGATGGACTCGATAGTGATCTTGCGGATCGCCGCCGCAGACTTCTTCGCGTCGATCGTTTCGCCGTCGGCATCAAAGCCGAGTAGGTTTTCTGCCCAGTCTTCCAGCCACTCAGCCAACTCTTTCTGGCTGTGGCGATCACCGTTGACTGAAAGCAGGGAGGCGAATGGGGCGGTCTTTTTCAGTGCCAGGTGAGCGGTGTTGTCTGCATGCCCTGGGCTTTCGATTGTGCCGAGGTTGAAGACCGCCGCTGCGCGCATATCGTCGGCGTTGATAAAGCAGCGGCTACCTTCCGTAGCGTAGCCAGTGGAATAGCGCGTAAAGTCTTCAATGCTGGCTGTTACCATCTTGCCGCGGAAGCGGTAGCGCTCCAGGCAAAGCGATTCCAGGCTATCAATGCGGACACCTTGCGGAATGACAGCTGCGGGGCAATCCACGCTTTCAAGCTTCTCTTCCATGTAGCGGGAGAGTGTCAGATCGCTAATTTTTTCGATCGCGGTACCGTCTAAAGAGTGGGACATGATTCTTCCTTAAGAAAATGTGAAAGGGTTACTGCTTGGCGCGCAGTTTCGCGTCGGCGTCGCCGGCAAGGGTGAATAACTGGCCCTGATCTTCCTGAAGGATGGTCAGCTTACCGCCGCGGTTCACATACATTGGGGTTTCGGTGCTGTCCTCTTCCGAGGATTTGCCGCGAGGGGTAGGGCGTACATAAGCCAGCTTATGCTTGATCATCACGCGCTTCTCTTCGACGGAGTTGCTCATGCGGTCCAGCTCAAAGGTCAACGTAACTTTCCCCTTCTGGCCGTTGTTCAGCACGCCAAAGGCGACTTCACTCAGCGCTACGGCGATCTTGTTCTGGAACACGCCTCCATCCAGTTCGCCCATAAACTCGGGCACATCGGTCAAACGTTCATTACTCATCGGGTATACCCTCTGAAAACAGGCTGCTGACACAGCCGGGTTAGTTTCTCCACACAACACAGGAGAGCACCTGCACAATATCTCGACTGCAATCGCCTTATGTGCCCGGGTGGATTGGGTTATGAGCCCGTCGCCCAGTGATGCTCTCGTGTGTTGCGTAAAAAAATTGCGGCATCCTCACGGGTAGAGACAGATGCCGCCAAAGACAGCAATGCAGCTTTTACAGGTCTTAGGTTGTGGTGGCCGGTGCTGATCTCCGGCTTGGTTAGTGCTTCGCATGGTCATTATCACGCCTAGTGACCTCTGTGGGTCGTCCCCACGCCAGTGCAGGTCATATCGCATCAGCCTGCGCATTCACCACAACTGAAAGAGTGCTGCCGGTATCCGACTCGAACGGATCATTTGGCTGCCTAACCCCTCCCATCTAAGGGAGCTGTACGGAATCGCACCGTCACTTATGCCTTGCTCGTCAGCACTCTTTCAGTTGTGTTGGTCTATTCACCCCTCCCGGTCCGGCAGCGCTACCTCGCCGGGAAGAATGAAAAGGGCAATTACGTTGCCAATCGGCTTGTTGGTCTGGGCTGTAGCGTCAGGTGCAGCCGCGCGGGGTTTGCTCACCGCCCCAAGTTCTCCCCGCTATTCTTTAGCGCGAAACCTGAGAGAAACGCCTTCAAGTCTTTCGGCTTTCGCCATGTTCGGTGCGAATCATCCCCATCTTCATACGCCAGGGGCGGCTACTGCGTGGGCGTCCTGCCTGTTCGCTGTTGCTTTCAGGTACATTATGTACCGTTAGGGTACATTGTCAAGCACAAAAAAGCCCGCTTCCGCAGGCTCAAGATTAAAATTTAAATTTTGCTAAGGTACCTTCGAGGTTTTCCTGAAAAGATCACCGTACCGATTATGGAGCAGCTGCCATCTATTTTAACGTAGGGCTCCGGCCAACTTTGATTCAAGGCCTTCAGGTACTTACTGCCGCCATCCTCAATTAACCTCTTGAAGGTGGTCTCTCCTGAATCGTGCATTAGCGCGATAACGTCATCGCCATGGCATGCTGGAATTTCGGGATCTACAAAAATCATGTCGCCCGGACGGTACTCATCGATCATAGAGTCACCAATCACGCGCAAGATATACGTCATAGGTCCGCACGGCACAGGGCACGGATAAGTTTCAACACTACTCAAGTCAACCTCGGCAAAGCCAGCTTCCGTCCATGCTCCTGCCTGCACCCAGGATATAACCGGAACCAATGTTATATTTCTATTAGTGTCTGATACGTCAGGACTTTTTGCAACGTTAGTAGTTTGGTGTTCCTGATCCAACCAGCCTAACGGCAAATCAAAGCATTTTTCAATATGACGAGCCATTGCATCGCCAATATTTTTAGACGCGCCATCCCCCATAAACCTGCTGGTTTGGGTAGGTTCTCTGTCGATCATGGTGGCGAAGTAAGTGTTTCCGCCGACACCGTCACGCAGTTTTCTGGCGTTTAACCGCCTAATTTCCTGAATCGTTTTCATCCCAGAATTAAACATTGTGTACCTTAAAGGTACAAGTACCTTGTAGGTTCATATTATTCATGTAATATGTACACAGGAGGTACATATTATGAAAGAGTATTGGGACTCTTTATCGAAAGAGCAGCAGTGCGAATTAGCAGTTAATGTCAAATCAACCCCCGGTTATCTGCGTTTGGTTTTCAACGGCTACAAAAAAGCAGGGTTCGCCCTCGCCAAAAAGCTCGAAGAGATCACAGCAGGCGCAATAACTAAATCTGATTTGCGGCCTGACATCTACCCGAAACAGTAACCAAGAACGCGAAGAAAAGACACCACAGCATCAAGGAGTTAACCGTGGATAACCAACAACACTGGCAAGTCGAAAAGCAACCCGCATGGCTGGTGGCGGCAATTAAAAAGACCATCTCAAGCCTGCCGGGCGGTTACGCCGAGGCGGCTGAATGGCTGGGCGTGACAGAGGATGCGCTCTTTAACCGTCTGCGCACTGGTGGCGATCAGATATTCCCAATGGGCTGGGCGATGGTTCTCCAGCAGGCCAGTGGCACCAAGCACATCGCTGATGCGGTATCGCGCCAGTCGAACAGCGTCAATGTTCCGCTGGTGGATATCGAGGATGTGGATAACGCCGATATCAATCAGCGCCTGATGGAGTCTATCGAGTGGATCGGTAAACACTCGACATACGTTCGCAAGGCCACTGCTGATGGCGTGATTGACCAGGCCGAACGCGAGCAAATCGAAGAGAACAGTTATCAGGTCATGCAGAAGTGGCAGGAGCATTTAACGCTGCTGTATCGCGTTTTTTGTGCGGCAGAAAAGAATGACGCCCGCGAGTGTGCAGCTCCGGGCGTCGTGGCGTGTCGTAACAGTGGAGAAACTAACGCATGAACAGTTTAACGGTAAATCACCGTCTGCCGCAACTCCGTGGCTTCCTGGTCAATGGGACCCCGTCGTTTCGGTATGAGCGCATGGTATCAGGCCGCTGGGTTGCATGTAACCACAGCCGGGCAATGGCAATCGTGGGGGTATGGGGGCGGGAAGGGGGGGGGTGTTTGTGGGGGGCCGGGGGGGGTTCCTGCCCCGCCGCGCTATCAGGCGGCAAACCCCGGAACCGATTCCTCATCGTCTC